TTAGCCTTGTTTTGCTTTATAATCAGCAATTGCTGCTTTAATTGCATCTTCTGCTAAAATAGAGCAATGCACTTTCACTGGCGGCAATTCTAATTCTTCAGCAATTTGGCTATTTTTAATTGCCCCAGCTTCTTCTAAAGATTTACCTTTTACCCACTCAGTAATTAATGAACTAGATGCAATCGCAGAACCACAGCCGTAAGTTTTGAATTTTGCATCTTCAATAATGCCATTATCATCTACTTTGATTTGTAGTTGCATAACATCACCACAAGCTGGCGCACCGACCATTCCAGTACCAACATTGCTATCTTTTTTATCCAATGATCCCACATTACGTGGATTTTCATAATGATCAATTACTTTTTCGCTATAAGCCATTTTAACTTTCCTTTTTTCAATTCTAGTGAATGCCATTGTCAGATAATGGCAACTAAATATTAGTGAGCTGACCACTCAATGGTATTTAAATCAATACCTTCTTTAAACATATCCCATAATGGCGATAATGCACGAAGTTTTTCTACCGCGCCCTTCATTAAATTAATTGTGTAATCAATTTCTTCTTCAGTAGTATAACGACCTAATGTGAAACGAATTGAACTGTGCGCCAATTCATCATTTAAGCCAAGTGCGCGCAATACATAAGATGGCTCTAAGCTAGCAGATGTACAAGCAGAACCAGAAGAGACAGCAATATCGCGCAACGCCATCATTAAGGATTCTCCCTCAACATAGTTAAAACTAATATTTAAATTGCTATCTAAACGATGTTCCATTGAACCATTTACATAAGTTTCTTCAATATCTTTTAAGCCATTATATAAACGATCACGAAGTGCTTTTAAGCGTGGCATTTCTGATGCCATTTCTTCTTTTGCAATTCGATATGCCTCTCCCATTCCTACGATTTGATGAACAGGTAATGTACCTGAACGCATACCACGTTCGTGACCACCACCATGAATAATCGCCTCTAAACGTATGCGAGGTTTACGACGAACATACAATGCGCCAACACCTTTTGGCCCGTAAAGTTTATGGCTAGACATCGACATTAAATCAACAGCTAATTCTTCCAAATTAATTTCAACTTTACCAACACTTTGAGTTGCATCCACATGGAAAATTGTTTTATTTGCACGACAAAGTTCGCCAATAGCTTTAATATCTTGTAACACACCAATTTCATTATTAGCGTGCATAATTGAAGCTAGAATTGTATCTGGACGAAGCGCAGCTTTGAATTTTTCTAAATCAATTAAACCATCAGCTTCTGGAGACAAATAAGTGACTTCAAAACCTTCTCTTTCTAATTGACGGCAAGTATCTAACACTGCTTTATGTTCAGTTTTACAGGTAATAATGTGTTTACCTTTAGTTTGATAGAAATGCGCCGCACCTTTAATTGCGAGGTTGTCAGATTCTGTCGCACCAGAAGTAAAGACAATTTCACGAGAATCTGAGCCAATGAGATCAGCGATTTGATTACGCGCAATATCAACAGCTTCTTCTGCTTGCCAACCAAATTTATGTGAGCGAGAGGCTGGATTGCCAAATGTGCCATCGATGGTTAGAAACGCCATCATTTTTTTCGCAACACGTTCATCGACTGGACAGGTCGCTGCGTAGTCTAAATAAATAGGTAATTTCATTTTCACTCCTAAATTATGCTAAATATAACCGCACTTTTTTATTAAAAAATATACTGCTTATCCTTTTTATTGATTAACTAATAAATTACTAAAATCACGATGAGATTGACGTTTTACATTACGCTTATTTACCAGCTCTGCTAACGTAATCTCATTTAAAAAACTTTCAATACGTAAACTTAAATCTTCCCAAAGTTCGTGAGTTAAACATTCCACACCATTTTTACAATTTTCACGCCCCAGACATTTCGTTACGTGAATATTTTCATTTACTGCCGCAATAATCATTCCTACAGAAATTTGTTCACTTGGTAGCCCTAACTGATAACCACCTCCTGGCCCGCGAACACTTTTGACTAAACCGTCTTTACGTAATTTAGCAAAAAGTTGCTCCAAATAAGATAAGGAAATATGTTGGCGTTCAGAAATATCCGCAAGGCTTACAGGCCCGCCATCTGCATTTAAAGCAATATCTAAAACGGCTGTAACTGCATAACGACCTTTCGATGTAAGTTTCATAAAGAATCCCTAAAAATTAATTGCGCAATACTTACATATCTGACTAATTTAGTCAATTATTCTCTTTTGTTAAATCAATTCGTTTTTCAACCGCACTTAGCATACCATTTAAAATATTTAATTCGTTTTTCTCTAATTTTGCACGATAGTATAAACGCTTTAATTTACGCATAACTCCTTGATTTTGAATAAATCCAAGAGACTGATATATACGTTCTGTGTAGTCAAAAAAATAAGCTAACTGATCTGTTGTTGGATAGTTTTTCTCTATTAAAGAAAGTGAATTTTTCTTATTATTTTGAACTAAGAAAGCCATACGCAATTCATAACTTACCAGTTGCACAGCCATTGCTAAATTTAAAGAAGAATAATCAGGATTCGCTGGAATATTCAAGTGATAATGACATTTCAGCAGTTCTTCATTGGTTAATCCAATACGCTCACGACCAAACACAATAGCTATCTTGCCTTTATACGCTACAACTTTCTCCGCGCATTCTCGAGGCTCGATCAATGTATTTTGTAAATGACGTAAGCGAGCACTTGTTCCAATTACCAAAGAGCAATCATCGACGGCTTCATCAAAACTATCGACAACCCTAGCATTTTTTACAATATTTTCTGCGCCAGCTGAAAGGGCATAAGATTGTTCATCAACAGATTTAGGTGAAACAAGACAAAGCTGGGTCAATCCCATCGTTTTCATTGCTCTAGCCGCAGAACCAATATTACCACTGTGCGAAGTTTCAATTAAAACAATACGAATATTTTCCAACATAATGATGCCCGACTAAAATTTAAGGGTATTCTACCACAATAACCGCTAAAAATAGTCAAGAATTTAAGCAAATTAAAGAAACTTAAAATATTAGAGATGAATAATAAAAATGGTGGGTTGTGAGAGACTCGAACTCTCGACTGACGGATTAAGAGTCCGAACCAGTTATAATAGATATTAATCAATAATAAATTATAAATCAACCACTTACGCATATAGATATTATATATTTATCCATTAGTCCTATCAACCTTCCATACCTTTTTACACCTATCTTGTCAAATTCTCGTCAAACTAAAATCATTTAATCCTAGCTGATCATTGAGTTAATGATAAACAGTATTTAGAAAGTTCGGTGAATTTTCATCGCGCTTTAGGTGTAACCGCCCGCTAAATTTGAGAAATAAAAACGCCCTTTAAATCATCATTAAAGGGCGTTTAAATTTTACACTTTAGATAAACCCGCACAACATAACCGTTCCTAAAAAAGCAAGATAATTTCCTTTTCTTGTTTTTTCATTTAGTGAAATGGCATTACATATCTGCACTTATTTAGCCGTCCATACCTCCCCAGTCTAATTCGACCGCAGTCAGTCGTTTTGCCGCAATGATGACTTGCTATGCCTGCCGAAGAGAGTAATCCTGTGACCAACTTAAACAAGCACAGGAAACCACAAAATGACAAACTTTAGAATGAGAACCGAGCAAGAAATGATGATGGAATTAGCCCTTGTTGCCGTGAAAGAACACGACGGTTTTATTGCGGACGGTTCGCAATATTCACTGCCTAACGGACGGGGGCAAACCTTTGTGTATAACACAGCGTTTTTAGATGTGCGTTTTGTGGAAGACGGACGCAAAGATTGCGTGGTGAGATTTACGTCCACGCTCGCCCTTTTCGCCCCACCGTTTTATTGTTTGCTTTCCGAATTAGAAGACTAAAACAAAGGCTTCGTGATCACGCGAAGCCTTTTTCATAGCTAAAATTTATAGACTAAATTGTCCTCGTACGCCACTTGGTAGTTCAGCTTGGCATTGACCGTAATCCGTTTGGCGTTTTCAAACGCCTGCCAATTATCCACCTTATCTTCCAGCATATAATTCACAAAGCGAATAAACTCCGACTTCGTCGAGCTAAAGAACACATACGGTGGTCGTGTAATATTGACCAGTCGCAAGAAATCAATCAAATCAAAATAGGTGGCTTGTTTGTAGCTTTCCTGCTTGGTGCAAAGGTAAGGCGGATCTAATACAAACAACGCTTTCGGATCATTGCTAAACTTAGGCAAAAGCGTGTGGAATGATTCTTTCACAATCTCTACGCCGTCCAAATAGCCATCAGCCTTTGGATAATCAGACTGACGAATACAATGCCAGAAATTATGTTGGAATAAGTCATCAAGCGTTGCCACTTGTTGCCCACTGAACAATAACCAACTCGCTAAGCAATTTAGATCTTTATATCCTTTGAAGTTTTGAATAATTCTGATGCATTCTGCTTTACAATCCTTCGTCATACGTTTATTTTTTGACGTAGCGTTACCAACTACAGAGTAAAGCTCGGCTCGCAACCGGTTAATATCATCAATGTGTGCCAATCGCTCCGCATAGCCATCAAAATCATTGTAAATGACGCGGGCTTTCGGTTTTAACCGTTTGGCGGTGTGGCTTAATAAACCGCTTCCGCCAAATGTATCAATAATTATCCAGCCTTCGCCATCACCTTTAATATTCTCATTTAAAACTGTTTCAAAATGTTTAAGAAACATTCGTTTTTGTCCTATAAACGGCAACGGAGCTTGTTTAAAAGTATTTTGATTTGCCATAGTTTTTCCTTTCTATTCTATGGCGTTCCGATGCTCAAGGCATTCTGACACTCAAATCAAATTAACGTGTAGTATTAACGGTTTTGCAACGAGGGCATTTGATTTCTAAATAACCAACTATCCCCACTTTTGCCAATAATTTGTTACAAAATGTGCAACGGATTGCTTTAATTGACTGCATATATTTCTCCTAATCAAAAGATTTGTTACAATCCGCCCGCCTTGCGCAAGGTAGGCGGCGTATGGCTATATGCAGGCTCGTTCTGCGTAGCTGGTAACAACGAGCATTCCCAGTGCCGTTGTTATCGCCGTCTTTTCTTTATTGAATTAAACTTTGTGCAGGGTAAACGCTCCTTTTAACTTTTCTCTTTATTAAATATAGCCGCTAGTTGATTTGGGCTAAATCGCCAACCTCTCTCGCTACCGCAAATCGCATTAAAGCACCACTCACTGCAAAAATATTTTGAGCGTTTTTGTTTGATTCCAAGTACGATTCCTAGCGCACCCCACCAGTCATATTTCTTGCCTGAAGTGCGGTCAAAATAGGCTTTGATTTGTTCTTCAGTCACACCGTCAAGTGGGATTAAATCCCATTTGGTGTTATCGGACACATCAATCTGTTTGCAACGTACGCCGCCATCTTGTACTGATGAGGAGTAGCAGTCATATACTGTCGCATGCTCATAATGATGCCCATTGCCAAACTCAATACGCTCAATGGCAATCTCGCAGTGCGAGTATTTGCCCTTTGTGCAAAATCGAGTAATGCGGTCGGCTATCGCTTTGACTGGCTCTTTGCCCCAGTCTCGTTTGTGTTTGTACATCGCCAAATAGACCTTAGCCATTTTGATATTCCTCCATCAAGTTATCCATCTGCTTGATAATGTCATCATGGATTGATTGCAGTTGCTCAAGCGTGAGATTAGGGGCTTTAAGTTCATATTTGCGCATACGTTGATTAGCTAATTCAACCTGCAGTTTTTCGAGTCCTGCCGCTTGTGTCAAAATCAGGTTTGTGGCGGTCTTGTTATCCAGTCTTGCTCGTTGCGCAAAGTCTGAGATATATCGACTGCACTCGCCCTCATAATTTGCTGCTTTAAAGGCTTCTGCAGCAGCTTGGCGTTCACGGTACTCAGATTCAAACCTCGTCCAAGTGCTGTAAATTTTTGCCGCGTGCTTATCGATGTTGGCAACAAGGCGAGTTTGGGTTTCGGC